TTCTGTAACTTTATCTAACGGCAACTTAGTAGCAACTAACACAGCAAACGATCAAGGAGCAGCAGGTACAATGGCATTTAGTGCAGGTAAATGGTATTGGGAAGTTAAACTTGTTAATAAAGTAGAAACAGGGATAAATTTAGATTCTAATATTTTACAATTATCAAATGATAGTACTCTAAGTTCTAATGACAATAATTTAAAACAAACAGCTTTAGTTACAAATAGTGCAGGCGGTTCTAATGATTTTAGATTTAATGGAAGCACAGAAACTGTTAACTCTACTGCTTGTTCTAATGGAGATATTTTAATGGTAGCTGTTGATGCTGATAATACAAAAATATATTATGGTAAAAATGGAACATGGATGAATAGTGGTAATCCAGCAGGTGGATCAGGAGAATTAAAAAACTTTTCTTCAGGTTATACTGCGGGTAATTTTATTACTCCAACCTTTCAAAATGGAATTGGTTCTACAGCATCTTGTCAATTTAATTTTGGCAATCCTTCATATACTATAGCGTCAGGAAATTCTGATGCAAACGGATATGGTAACTTCGAATACGCTGTACCATCAGGGTTTTATGCGTTATGTACTAAGAACCTAGGAGCATACGGAGGTTAATATGGGTGTATATACAACAATAAATGACGGAACAGCACATTGCCAATCATTATCTTACAGTGGCAATGGCGTTAATCCCACCACTAAAACATATGAAGGAAATTCTAGTATGCAACCTGATTTATGTGTTGGAAGAAAACTAAGTTCAGCTGGGGATAGTTGGTATTGGGTAGATAGCACAAGAGGAGCTGGTAACAGGATAATGTCCGATAATAGCAATGGTCAAGATGGCTTTGGTTTAAATGCATTTAATACTGATGGGTTTACATGTAGTGGTCTTAATAATCAAAATCAAAATGGTCAAACTTATATTAATTATGGTTGGAAAGCTAATGGCGGTACTACTTCTAGTAACGGGTCTGGCTCAATTACTTCTACCGTGCAAGCAAATACAACTGCTGGTTTTAGTATTGTTTCGTATTCAGGAAATGGAGTTAATGGTGCAACTGTAGGGCATGGTTTAACTGCAATTCCAAGTGCAATTATTTTTAAAAGAACTGATGGAGTTAGAGATTGGATGGTTTATCATCAAGCAATGGGACCTACAAAAGCCACATTTTTAAATTTAACAGCGGCGGCAGATACAGATGCAGGGTACTTTAGTAATACTGCACCTACCAATGGTATTTTTTATTTAGGCACTAATACCAAAGGTAATGAAAGTGGAACAGCTTACATAGCTTACTGCTTTAGTGAAAAACAAGGTTATAGCAAATTTGGTTCGTATACTGGTAATGGTAGCACAAACGGCCCTTTTATTTATACTGGTTTTAAGCCAGCTTGGTTTATGACTAAAAGAATAGATAACGCTTCATATTGGACTTTATGGGATAATAAAAGAAGTAGTTCAGGGGGAGGTAACGAACTAGATTACTATATAGAGGTAAATGCAAATAACGAACAATCTACAGGGAACAGCGTAAATGATGTTGATTTTTTAGCTAATGGAGTAAAAATCAGAGAAGATAATGGAGATATAAATGCAGACGGCAGTCCTATATCTTTTATGGCTTTTGCAGAAAATCCTTTTGTAAGTTCAGCGGGCGTTCCCACAACAGCGAGATAGCGCATGACGTTAGGGATCCTAGCATTTGCAGAAGGTCCGATATCGTCCCTTGGTAAACAAGATGCGGTAGCGGTTGTTACAGGACAAGACATTGGTACTCTTACCACTGGAACAGTTGTTGCTTCATGGAGCCAAACTATAGCCGTTAGTGGCAATCCTCTTAATATAGTACAAGGAACTGAATCTGTAATTGCGGATACTATTGTCTTAGTAACCGGTGAAGATATAAATTCTACCGTTGCTAATGTAACTCTTGATATTATATCTAATCCTACTGTTGTAGTAACAGGACAGGACATTGGTACAGTTTCAATTGGAACTTATGGTGTTACAGCTGGAGGTCAAGTTTCTATTGATGCTTCTTCCGAACCAGACTTGGATATATTTACAAATGATGTATCTGTTACAGCTGATGCTAATGTATCTGTTACCGGTCAAAGTATTGGTGGTCTTACTACAGGAACAGTTACTGTTGATGCAGTAACCCTGGTCCCTGTCTCAACTAACATTGTTCAAACATTTATATCTGATGTTACAGTAGAAGCTACTGGAGAAATTGAAGTTACCGGTCAAAGTATTGGTACTTTAACAACAGGAAATGTTTCTATAGTAGCTAACTCAACAGCTTTACCAACCGGTAATATTATATCAAGTGCTTTAAATAGTGTTACTTTAATACAAGATAGTACTCCAGTTGTTGCAGGATTAACAACTGCGATAGCTTTATCTAATTCTACTGCTGTTTTTGCATGGGCAGAAGTAGATGACTCAGAGACATCTACTTGGAATGAAGTAAATGATTCAGAAACTTCAACATGGACAGAGGTAGATGATTCTGATACAATAACTTGGCAGGACGCAGCATAGGAAAATTATGGCATCAACTTATTCGGCATTATTAAATTTAGAACTTATAGGATCAGGAGAACAAGCTAATGCTTGGGGTAATACTACTAATAATAACCTACAGTATGGCTTAGAATATTCTATTGCAGGCGTATATACAAAGAACTTATCAGCAGCTTCTAGTCCTTACACATTAACCTCAGCTCAAAGTATTAGTGCTACACAAGCTGATAATGAATCAAGACAAGCTGCTATTATATTTACAGGACACTCTTCAAATTTTATTATTCAATTTCAAGCTACTCAAAAAACTTATTTTTTAAGAAACAATAATGCTTCTTTTACTATTACAGCTAGATTAGGTGCAGCAGGTAACACTTATGTTATTCAACCTAGTACTAGTGTATTCTTAGCTACTGATGGGACTAACTGGTTTGTTCTTCAAACATCAGGAACAGATTGGGTAACAAAAACAGGAAACTATACAGCATTTCCTGGTGATAAAATTTTTGTTAATACTTCGTCTCAAGTAATTACAATTACTTTACCAGCATCTCCAATATCAGGAGATGAAATTCGTATTATAGATTTAGCTAGTACTTTTGATACAAACAATTTAACTGTTGCAAGAAATGGTAATAAAATAAATGGAGCGACAACAGATTTAACCGTAGCTACTGAAGATGCTGCATTTTCTTTAGTATATGCAGGAGCTACATATGGATGGAAACTAACGGAGAAATAATATGCCAACTTATGAATCTATCAAATATAAATTTTCAGGCACTGCTGTGACAGGAGTAATGCAAGAATCAGAAAATTTAAATGATGTTGCTGCAAAGGACACATCTAGAAGTAATTTAGGTGTTGCTATTGGTAGTGATGTACAAGCTTTTGTTTCTGCAACAGCAGGTACAAACGTTAATGGAAACAGAACCGTAAGTACAAATTCACCAAGTGGTGGATCTGATGGAGATATTTGGTACAAATATACATAATGCCTTATGCCAATTTATGTTAAAGACGGTGGTACTTGGCGTGAGATAAGCTCAAGTGCTGGCTCACAACTTTATGTAAGAGATGCTACTTCATTTACAAACAAAACAATTACAAACGCCTATATAAAAGATGGTGGTTCGTGGAGAACTGCTTTTACTTTATTTGACACTCCTGCAGGTTTTACTACAGCAGGATCAGGTACAACAACTTTTTCAGTTCCTGCCAATGCTAATGCTATTCATATACAACAGGCAGTTGGTGGTGGAGCCGGTGGAGTTGTAGGAGCTGAGTATGATAAAGCTGGTGGAGAATCAGGTGGAACAGGCGGTGGATCAGGTGCTTACATTTCTGATAAAGTATATACAGTTGTTGGAGGAGAAACTTTAACTGCTGTAGTAGGAGCTGCAGGTGCACAATCTGCAGGTAGCTCATACAATTCAACTGCTGGTAGTGGAGGATTAACAAGTTTAACAGGGGCAAGTACTGGAGCAATATTTTCTTTAGGTGGAGGAGTAGGCGGATCAGGAACAGGTGGAGGTGTACAAGGCCCTCTTCGTAGTAATAATCCAAGTTCTGGAGGAACAGCTACTTTAGGATCTTCTTTATCTTCAGGAACTACTGTTGATGGTGACAACATTACAAGTTTTAATACAGGAGAAGTAGGAACTTTTAATTCAGGTGGTAATGGTGTTGCAGGTGTAACTGGTCAAAACTGTAATGGAGATAACTGTCAACAAACTGGTGGCGCTGGAGCTGCTTCTTACGATGGTAATGTATCTGGGGGTTCTGGAGGACCTGCAGGATCATCAGCAGGATCAGGGTCTCAAGGTTCTGGCGGTGGAGGCGGAGGTGGACAACCTCAATCTTCTGGTGCTAGCGGTGGCGCTGGTGAAATGAAATATAGATTTATAAGGATTGCATAATGCCTCTTACTAAAATAGAATTTGCTCCAGGAATAGATAAACAAAACACTGAATATGGTGCAGAAGGTCGTTGGACTGATTCAGATTTAGTACGTTTTAGATATGGATTACCAGAAAAGATTGGTGGTTGGGTTAAATTAATTCAACAAACTTTGGTTGGTGTTGTAAGAGATATGCATGCCTGGTCCGATCTTAATGGTATACGATACATGGCCCTTGGCACAGACAGAAAATTATACGTTTATTCTGAAGGAACTGCTTATGATATTACTCCTGTTAGAGCAACGCAAGCAGGACTAAGTAATCCTTTTGCAACGGTGTCTGGTAGTGCAACTATTACAGTAACAGACGCAGCTCATGGAGCTTTAGCAGGTGACTTTGTTACGTTTAGTGGAGCATCTGCCACAGCTGGTTTAGATATGAATAAAGAATTTGAAATATCAACTTACGTTGATGCTAATACTTATACAATAACTTACACAGGAAGCACGGCTAATGCTACAGGAAATGGAGGAGGAACAGTTACAGCAACTTATGATATAAGCACTGGTTTATCAGCTTCTGCATATGGTTATGGATGGGGAACAGGAGATTGGAATGATGGAACATGGAACACACCTCGTTCAACATCTACTGTTAAAATTGATGGTAGACAATGGTCTTTTGATAATTTTGGTGAAGATTTATTAGCCACAGTTAGTGAAGGTGGAACATTTAGATGGGACACTTCTGTTGGATTTGGTACACCAGCTGCTATTGTTACACAGGCTCCAACAAACTCTAGATTTAATTTAGTATCTCCCGTTGATAGACATGTATTATTATTTGGTACTGAAACAATTATAGGAACTTCTTCTAGTGCAGATCCTTTGTTCTTACGTTTTTCTTCTCAAGAAGATTTTCAAACATGGGTTCCTACTGCAACAAACACAGCTGGGTCATTTAGAATTCAAGATGGTTCTAAAATTATGGCAGCAGCAAGATCTAGGGGAGCAATATTAGTGTGGACTGATACATCTTTACACGCATTACAATTTGTAGGACCACCTTTTACATTTTCATTAAATCAAGTAGGTGCTAACTGCGGAGCTGTATCAAATCATTGTGTTAAAGATGTTAATGGTATTACTTATTGGATGTCTCAAAACTCCTTCTATATGTTTGACGGTGCAGTTAAAAAATTACCTTGTAGTGTGCAAGATTATGTATTTAGTGATTTTAATATTACCACTCAACCAGAAACATTCTGTGGTCTTAATTCAGAAAAAAATGAAATAACTTGGTTTTATTGTAGTCTTAATGCTCAACAAATAGATAGATATGTTACTCTTAATTATCTAGAAGGTTCTTGGTCTATTGGAAGTATGGCAAGAACATCATGGGTTGATTATGGAGTATATGAAAATCCTTATGCAACAGAATATTCTTCTACAGCTACGGCTACAACTCCTAGTATATTAGGATTAACTCCAGGAGCTTCTACATTTTATATACAAGAATCTGGATTTGATGCTGATGGCCAAGCAATGACAGCTTTTGTTACATCAGGTGATTTTGATATACAAGATGGTCAACAACTTTTACATATTGGTAGAGGCATACCTGATTTTCAAAACTTAGCAGGTTCGGTAGATTTATCTTTGACATTTAAAACTTATCCTTCATCAAGTACTTCTATTGTTAAAACATCCACTGTATCGACAACTACAACAAAATTTGATATAAGAGGTCGAGGTAGACAAGGACAGTTAAAAATAGAAAGTGACGCTATTGGAGATAACTGGAGATTTGGAACTTTACGTCTCGATGTTCAACCAGATGGAGGTAGATAATGGGTAAAGAATTAACACAAAGACAAAAAGATACTTTAAAAAAACATAGCAAACATCATAGTGCAAAACATATGGCTATGATGAAAAAAGCAATGAAAAACGGAAAAACTTTTAGTGAGTCACATAAAATTGCTCAGAAGAAAGTAGGAACTTAATGGCTAAAATATCTACAACAAGATTACCTAATGCAACTATGGAATATGATAGGACTCAGTTTGATGTTCTTATTAGATTACTAGAACAAATGATAAATCAATTAAACTTTGGTTATCAAGAAGATTTAAAAGATACTTCTACAGCAAGGAGTTGGTTCATTGGCTGATAAATTTTTAAGTTTTTCTAAAACAGGTTCAGGTAGTTTACAAAATGTTTACACAGTTCCTGAAGGGGACGAAGGAGCAGTGCCTCCTATTTTTCCTACGACAGCTTTAGTAAAAAGTATAAGAATTTCCAATCCTACAGGAGGAGCGGTTACAACAAAAGTATTGATGGTTGATAGTAGTAATACTAATTTATCCATAAATTTGTATCAAGATTCTCTTGCCGCAGAAACTACGCAAGAAGTATTGTCTCAACCGATCGTATTAGAAAAACTTGATAAGATAGATATTACAGGAAACGGTGTAACTATTTTAGTAAGTTTAATGGAGATTGCATTGGCATGACATTTAAAAAAGTACAAGAACCTAAACAGATTGGTGTTCAAATGGTTAATGGTAAAGAAGTACCTATTTTACAACCTGAAGTTTTTGTAGAAGTTAAAAACAAATTAACTGGTAAAGAATATGAATCACCGGAAGAAGCTAAAAAAGATGTAGCTGATCCTACTACAGATACTCAAGAAGATCATATAGAACAAAACGTAGAAATTAAAGTTCAACAGTTGCCAGATTTTAAAGGCGAAATAAAGTACGATTAAGCACCGCACATTTCACATTCTTCTGGTTCATTAGAAACCATTGTATGATCTGACTTTTCATTATGACATTTACAGCCTGCTAAATGTTTTTTAAATTCTCTTTCCACGCTAATAAGTCTGCTGTGGTAGTTGGCTAGTTTGTCTGCTAAAAATGCTATTGATGCAGATGCTTCTTCTTGTGTCATAATATCTCCTTATTTAAATTTTTGGGGTAAGAACCACATTACTTATTTCGAATATTATTTGCAAGAAAACTTTTAAAATTGTTTTCTTGACATTATTTTTTTTTTAACAAATCGTGAATTTGTTGTCCTTGCACCCCTACCATAAACGCAATAAATATAACAACTGCTAAAATTATTGTAAGTAATACTAACTCTACCATGATATTTTTTTATTAATGATAGTTTCCTTTTCCATAACTAACCTCCAAGTATTCTATTTTTGTTACCCAACCTTTAGGTATAGCAATAGCTCCACCTCCATGATTGTCGTCTTTGTCCGTACACCATGAACGCATAATGACAACTTTTTCTATGTTCTCTACTACCATCCAACCTACTTCTTGACACACAGCTAAAGGAGCTTCTTGTATTTCTTTAATAGACAACCATCCTGTCTCCTGATCCCTGGCATCAAGCCAAGTTATGCGAACCATTGGACATTTGGTAATATCGAACTTTTCTGTACTAGACATTATTGCTCTTGTGTTATACCAATATTTTGACTATAATTGTATGATTAAATAGGCATAATGCACAAGTCTAGCCTCCTTGCTCAAAACAGTACAATTCATAATTGCAATAGGAGATATGTTTAAGAATCTAGTAAAAAAAGTTAAATCGTTTGCTAAGAAAGCTGCCCCATATGCAGGGTTAGCGTTAGGTGCTTTTGGAATGAATCCAGGTATGGCTGCCGGTCTCGGAGCTTTAATTGGAGGAATTGGTGGAGGATCTAAAGGAGCTATAGCAGGCGGTCTTGGCGGCTACTTTGGAGGTAAAGCATTTGGAGCAAGTAATCCATTATTTAATGCTAAAGGTTTATTTGGTCCTGAAAAATTTATAAACAAAGGTGTTTTTGAAGGAATGGGTTCCCGATTAATTGGTGAAGGTGGAAACATTTTTGACACTGCTCAAAAATTAGATAAAGCAGGTAATCCTATTAAAAAAGGAATGATGGATTATCTTCCATTAGTTGGACTGGGAACAGGCGCAGCTTATGCAGCAGGTTTGTTTGATGAACCACCTCTTCCAGAAGATGCAATTCCAAAAGAATATAAATACGATCCAGACAATGATCCATTAAAAGGTATTAATCAAAAGTTTTATGATTTGTATGGTTCAATGCCAAGCAATCCAGCTTCTTCTATTTATGGCTACTTACAATCCATTGGGGCTATGAGAGATGGTGGAGGAATTATGGCTTTTGCAGATGGAGGTAGAGATAGTAGACATCCTGAGAAAAGATTAAAAACAGATTTAGAAATACTTTTTGAAAAAATGAATCCTAACTTACCTGATGATTTAAGTGAATATGAATTTGGAGAATCTTATAAAGATCCAGAAACTGGAGAAATGAAAACAACGTTAATTAAAAAAAATGCTAACGGAGGTAGAGACAACCCTCCAATGGAACAACTTATTGTTCCTAATCCTAACTTACCAAGTTCACAAGGTATTATGGAAGAGTCAGGAATATTGTCTTTAGAAGAATTAGAAATTTATATTGATCAATTAACTATGTTAAGAGATTCTGGCGAGCTTAGTCCTCAACAATTTCAACAAGCAGTACAAATGGTAATGGAAAAAGCAGGACAAACAAAAGCTGCACAAAACGGAGGTATTGCACAATTTAATTATGGTGGAGAAATCATGGGCCCTGGCACCGGCCGGGAAGATATTATACCAGGAAAAATAGTTGATAGAAACACAGGACAAACAAGTGATATGTTGGTAAGTAATAATGAACATATTATACCAGAGTATACTTTGTATGCTATGGGTGGAGGAGACACTGAAAAAGGTCATGAAATGATGAACAAGTTAAGAAGTGAAACTAAAACAATAGCTGATAAAATGGGATATAATTTTAAAGGTGCAGAAGATGGGAGTGTAAGATATGGCTGAGACACAAATCACACAAGCATTACCTCCTGAGTATATACAAGAAGGTTACACAAACCTTATTAAAAACGTACAAGATTATGTTGGAGGAGCACAGCCTCTTCCTAATTTTCAATTAGCAGGATTTAGTCCTGCACAGCAACAAGCTATGAATATGGCTTATGCTTCTCAAGGTTATAGTTATGATCCAACAACAGGATTTACAAAAACAGGAGATGCAGTAGGTCAACCGGAAATGGCTATGGGACTTGGTGCTTTAGGTACTTATGGCAATCAAGCCGGAGCTTTATACAATCAAGCAGCAGGTGCTCAATTTGATCCAGGATCTTACAAACAATATTTAAATCCTTTTCAAGATGAAATTACGGCAGCAATTAATGAACAAGGACAAATGGCACAAAACCAAGCAGCAGCTCAACAAGCTATGGGCGGAACGTATGGTGGATCTAGAGGTCAAATACAACAAGGACAAATACAAGGAAATATTTTTGATACTATAGGACAAGCAACAGCTCAAAATTATAATAATGCAATGGGCCAAGCGTTTAACACTTTTCAAAATCAACAAGCAAATCAATTTGCAGGAGCTCAAGGATTAGGTGCACTTGGAATGGGAATGAATCAAGGTTATCAAAACCAAGCTCAAATGCAAAATGCATTATCTGCTTCTGGTATAGGTCAATTAATGGGTGTTGGAGGAATGCAGCAACAACAAGGTCAAGCTTATCTTGATATGCAAAGAGCAAATCAACTACAGGCTATTAATCGTCCTATGCAAATGTATGGCTTTATGTCTGATATTTTATCAGGTGCTCCTTCTACAATGGGCTATCAATATACTCAAAATTACGGACAAGCAGGAAGTCCTTTCTCTCAAATGTTAGGAACAGGCGCAACAATCTTAGGAGGTCTGGGATCATTTAATAAAATGATGGGTAAATAATGGCTACTTTTTTTACAACGGGAGTTCCTTTAACAGAAGAAGAGCGTCAGTTTAAAGGTGTAGATTATGACTACACTAAAAAATTAAACCCCGAACAAAGTTATCAAAACATTAAAGATAATGTTATTACTCCTGTTAGTAATTTTTTACAAACTTCTGGAGAAAAAACTCAATACAATAACGTTGTAACTATGTCAGGAGTAGAAGCTCCTAGCTATGATGACATTATGAATATGTCTATTGAAGAACTATCCAATGCTAAAAATAATATTATACAAAAAAAGAGTAATGCTACATCAAAATCTTTTGCTACAGGATATGATATTGCTTTACAACAAATAGACAGACAATTACTTTCTAAAACAGGAACTACAGAAACATTAAACCCTGATCAATCAGCAGCTGTTAATAATACTAATGTTCCAACAGCAACAGAAGATGGTGAAATAGCAGCGCACAAGGCTATTCAAATAACACAAGATGAAGATCAAGCTTATAATGAAAATGTTTGGAATGCAATGGCAGAAGCAGAAGCTGCAATTACATCACAAGCAGAACAAAATCCTAATTTGTCAATTGGTTTAAATGAACCAAATAATATTTCTAAAAATCAATTAGAAGATGCAGCTATTTTAGCAGAAGATGAAAACTCTGTGTCGTCAGAGTCCTCTCAAAAAATATTTGATAAAGGAGCCGGAGAAATAGAATTAGAAGCTAAAGCTTCTACAACAGAATTAACAGAAGAAGGAACAAAAACTGCAGTAGAAAAAATTAAAGAAGAATTATTAAAAGTAATGCCAGAACAAGAAATACCAAAAGAATTATTAATGATGAAATTTGGAGCTAATTTATTAAGAGCAAGAAGTAATAGACGAGGAGCTATGCCTAAATTTTTAGAAGAATTAGGTCAAGCTATTGAACCAGTAACAGATACTTTAATTGCTTACGATTTAAAAAGACAAGAACAAGACAGAGCTTTAGCCTTGCAAGCTTATGGAGTTTACGAAGCACAACAAAAACGAAGTGCAAAAGATTATGAGTATCAAGATTTGTTTAATGTGTATGCTACTGATTACGGACCAAACGGTGTTTTAAGAGGTGGTAGTACTTTTATGGGTCAAATAACAACACCAGCTGAAATAAATTACTATAAGTCTATGATGTATCCTTCAGAACAAAGCGTAGCGGCAGGTCAACATACAAAAGAAGAGTTAGCTAAGACTCCAGAAAACATTCAAGGATTACCTATTTTTTCTATAAATAAAACTACAGGTAAAAAAGAAGATTTTGGAAGTCCAATGGGTAATGGTATTTTTGCAAATAATCCTACAGCATTTAATGCAAACGTAAGCGGTATGCAATTCCTAGAAGCGCATATTAAAAACGATGCACAAATGATGCAATTTGTAGCTTTAGGAATGGTTCCAGGTAATCAGCCTCAAGCG